GGGGACTACAGGGTCTCCGGCCTCATCGACGACCATATATTTGGTCTTCTTTCCCCCGTAGCAGATACCAGACGAAGTCTGGTTATTCATGCCTCGCACAATCCCAGTGCCGTCGCCATCAAGGGCTTCGGCAAGGGAGCGCACGGAGAAGAATCCGGGAGACTCGGCCTCCAAGTCGCTAGCGACCTGAGACAAAGACCTCCCGGTGCACGTCGCACCATACATGTAATCATCCATGGCCTGGTCCATCAAACCGATAGGCAGGTCCATTTTGGGTGTGTTGAATTTCAAGAGAGTGGTGTTAATCTGATCAGTCCCGTTGACAAATTTAGGGGGCCTGGACGACAGTTCACCGAACTCCTCCTCCACTTGTGTGTTCCCATTACGAAAGTAATAATCCTCTGCACGAGGCTTGTATTTTCTGCAGGCGGCGTCAACGACGACACCTAGGGAGACAATGTGAGAGACAGGAGTCTTCAGCGAATCTTGGACGTATGTAGTTTCACCGTCTATGATGCTGAGCTCCTTCTTGTTGTTCTTGAACACCGGTTCGGGCGGAGTGGAGGCGACAAAAATTGAGTTCTCCTGCTTCAAAGCATTCCGTGCGCTGCTGATAGTTGATTTATCTATAGCAAGGCAATACCACGTGTTGGATGAATTTCCAGCAATGTGGATCCCGATGATCGCGTTGTTGTAAATCAGTGGCTGGCCACAATCTCCATCAGTGGAGAAGTGGTCCCTAGATTGACACTCATAAACCATCTGAGTTTCAAACCCAGTGGCAGTCTGGTATCGAATAGGGTCCTTGAGCATGCGAGCACGCACTTGGATCTCCTTGAACTCTCCAGACTCGCAATCCTTGTGAATGTACAAGCACCCGGCCTGTGCAGGCAGGGTTCCCGGTTCAGCAAGGTATTTCGAAAAATCCTTGCCCGGGGGTGCGTTAGGGAGGTGGACAACGGCAGCGTCAAGGACTTTAGAAGAAAAGAGTCCTGTCTTCTTAACCAAGGGCTGAATGTGAGACACGGGCAAATCCATGTTCTTGTAGTCAGCACCCTGGCTTCCGTTGTATTGGATGATGATATCCTGATTGCCTTCCATATTCAAAGCGTGACGGGGAATCAAGCGTTCCGAGCCCATAGGTAGGGACTTAACGATGCTCGTCTTTCCGTCGAACTTGATGGTAGCGGTGGCAATACCTTTTCCGATTTCCGCGATAACCTGCGCAGGAGTCATAGTCCTCGCGGTGTTAGCGGGTCTGGGCTTATTGATGAAGTAACCCAGGTTGTCAGAATTGGTCTGCTTTGGCGGGTCTACAAATGAGACATCCGCACAATCATGATTGTCTTTAACAGTCAATTTCTCAACCAATTGAGGCTGAGTATCCACAGTAGTCTTATCCTCGGAATTGAGGGCAATCTGTGAGACAACAAACATTGACTTGAAAAGGACACCCAAGGCTAGAGCACCAGTGAGAAAAGTAACACCAACAGCCGCATAGCGAGCCTTATAAGACTCAGCAATAAGCGTGCCTGATGTAATACACCTTTCCATGTGCGCAGCCTTTTCCCTAGCGAAGAAACGATACTCGTAGCCCAAAAGGGCCACGATGTAAATCACGCATCCGAAAGGGATAAGGGACATCATCACAAATAAAGCCGCCATCACAATAGCATTTTCTGTGTAGAAGCCCAACCTCTCCCTCAAATAGGCGAGGGTGTTCCTGTAATACACAGTTAGCGAATGCAAAGCTGCGATCTTGGAAGAGCAATCTAACACAATATGATCCAGGGCGAAAAATCGCTGCTGGACCGTAGCTACTGGCTGGCGGTAAAATAGGGTAGAGAGCCGCTCCCTACTGAAGCATAGAGCTTCGGCACGAAGCTTGGAGCAGAGACACATATCGAGAGGCAAAGAGCACTCATCGCAATTATTCTCCTTCAGCTTAGCCTTCTGATGACGGCTTGTGCTGTTGTTCCACTGCTCAATCAACAGTTCCTGTATCTTGAGGACTGCATCACGCCACTCAGAATTACCTTCATGACGTTCGTAGTCCACATCGACATAGTTAACGTTGACCCCTGTGGGGGTGGTAATGGTTCCGCGAGGCATTTGAATCTTCACAGCGTAAACTTCTGTGTTGAATACCTCGTCGGATACGGCCGGATGGTTTAAGTCCAGCCTATCGGTACCGGGTAGGCAGTACTCCTCCTTGATAGAAAGAGTGACTACAATACCCATGCGACGCAACAAACTGTCCACACTAGCGGTGCGGAAACAGTTCATGCCCAAATCTTGGTCATTGGTCGTGAAAATGGTACCTAGGTTGTTGTACTTGTGACACCCCTTCTCCTCAGCACGGGATTTGGGGATGACCTCCTTGGAAGTGTTGACGATGTCCAAGACTTCCTTGGTGTTCATCTTGACTGACTGGTCGTTGGCGAAGTCGTCATAGATGATCACATCAGTACTGCCAGTGATATTCTCCTCAAACTTGGGATCTCCACCTCTATTCGAGATAAGAGTCTCGTCTGGAACTCGACTGGCGATTCTCTGCATCATGAGACCGATCTTGGTCGAGGCAGAGGATTTGCCACACCCTGCAGGACCCACAAGAGTCACTGACATGGGCTGGGGCTTGGTGTTGTCCAG